TTGAATCAAACACGTAATTGCCGCGCCATTATCAGAGGTCAAAAGAGGATCAAAGAAAGAAACAAATCCCGAATACCCACCGAAAAAAGGGGTTTTTTGTGCGAAACTTGAACGAACAGTAGCGAGAGAGGATATATTCAGCCCTTCGTATTTCGTCCAAGCGTTAACAATGTAATCGTAAACAATAACAATGTTATTAACTGTAGATCCGTCAATAGGAAAAGCAAACCATATTTCATTATACTGTCGATTGTGGATTGCACACGCCTCATTTCTAGCAGCGCTAACATTCATTCTAGAAAATATGTCCTCTACTTTCATAGAAATGATTTCGATATTTGCACCATTAAATTGACAGACCCCTTTAGTGTCCAAAAAGAGCAATGTATTATTATAAGTAACCATGGTGCGGTTAGATACCGTTCCGTATTGATCCGTTAATTGCTGAATAGAAAAGTTCTCAGGAACTTCTCCACTTAACAAAAGCGTTGAGCGCTCCTTGCATACAATTAAATTATTTTGATAGGCACGAATCCCACGAACAACATCCCCATCATTGGTTCTAAATTCTGCAAAAGATTGTGGTTGCACGCCTTCAGGCACGCCAATGTCACTCCAATAAACAGTAGATGGGAAGGCAGAAAATCCCGCCATCATCATTTGGTTATTATAAAGCTCTAGAAATTGTGGCGCTAAAGTAAAATGTTGGTAGGGAGGAGAGATATTTGCACTTAAAGCTGAGAAATCTACAAAAGAAGATCCTAAACCAATTTGTGTGGTTCCAAACATATTCACAGAACTAGCAGCTGACCGATAAAGATAAATTGAACTAACGCCAAACCCTGGCGCAACAGTCATTCCTGTGTACAATAAAGCATTAAAACTGATGCCGTTAAGACTGACAGTAATACCAGATGAAACTGGCCCGAAGTATCCTGCATCATTAACGTAGCCATATCCCGCCACCACTGTTCCACTTAATCCCCCGCTCGCACTATAAATTCCGGTTATTCCGAATCCCGCTCCCGAGACTCCCGCAGGTAACGAATAATTAGACGTATTAGTGCCATTAAATTTGAAAAAATCCTGACCATTCCCCATAAACAAACGATCAACAAAGGGAATAAAACTGAAAATGCCGTTGTCTTTAAGTCCAGACCGGAATGAATTAAATGCTCCACTCTGAATACTGTAAGCGTTTGTGTTGGCTGTCGCAACTACGTAACTTTGTCCATTCAATCTCTCAAACTCAAACAATCCGCCAATTCGGCCGGCAACACTTGCACCCAAAAACAAACTAGTTCCTGGCCTCTTTGTCAGCGCGCCAGCTGTTACAAAATTCATATTAGTTAAATCTAACAACTCATTTTCAGCGTTTAAATATTTAGAAACTTTTGTATTTATACCGCCTGCGAATTGGTAATTTTCATTCTTAACTTTCTCGTTTGACACTTAGTAGATTTCCCATCCGTAATCGTTTCCGCCTGATTGAATTACTTGACGTGACTCATCGATATTTCTTTGGTTAGCATCTTGCTTTAGCATTCCCATATATTGCTCTAGCTTTTCATTAAGCAGCGTTGAGGTTCGACCATCCTTAACAAGACCATCCCTAGCCGCTATCACAGCAATTAATTCTTGATATTGAGAGGGCACGTCAGGCATATCTGTGTCCAAAGTCATGTCTGTAATCAAATAAGAATAGGTGAGTTTTAAAACATAGGAAACATTCGGAGCAGGCAGAACAGTAATGGAATTTTTATTAAAATAATAAGCACCAGGGCAGCCCGCTACATTATTAACCATGTCTTTTTGGTTGCGCGTGATGGGTGATAAATAAACAACATTTTCATTGGGCGCAACTCCACTAACGACAACTTCAAGCCTGTTAAGCTTTAAGAAATCCGCAGGAAGCTGGTAATCTCTTTGATTAAGAACAAGATTCGTCTGTTTACAAACCACATACCATTCATAATTGGCCTTCAATAACAATTTCTGCACTTCTTTTTGCGCGTTGTTAAGGAAAATTCCAAGCTGAATAGGCGTAAAATAAGTTTGTCCAAGGTCATCTAACCAATAAGATACAAGAGCTTTAAGTTGTAAAAACGTCATTCATATCACTCCACACATGTTTCTATATTTGTTACGTAATCGTCACAAGATACCCATGTCGTGGTGATAGGATCAATGCAAGGGTTCCATATTGAATTGCAAGCCCAAACAAACCCAAAAGTGTTTAGACCAAAACCATCTACTGACTTACCGTAAATTCCAAAGTCATTAAGACCAAGACCGTTTAAAGTTACGTCAAATTGAATGGTCATACCCTGATTATACGGCCGTTTTAAAAAAGATTCTATTCCTCTTTAAAACTTTAGATCTTCAATCATTTCTCGAGCCACTGATTCCCAAGAAACGGGTTCTAAATCAAAACGCACCTTTTCCCATGACTTTGCCCTAATGTGGCCCTTCACAATCTCAGCCCACTTTAAAGTTTCCTCAATTGTTCCAGCGTCAAAAGGCACAAGCTCACCCATTTGCCTGTCTGCATATGGTCCAAGGGTTGAGGTCACGGCCCCAAAAGCCCTTACTATAGGGAAAACACCACATGCCAAAGTCTCAAGAATCGTTAGGCAAAAAGTTTCTATAAAATTTAAAGGATAAACCAAAAGAGCCGCATCTTTGTAATGCTCATGCAGGGCACTTTGCTTCACTCCTCCATGGTTTTTTATCCAAGGCCTATCTAGAATCATTCCCTCAAGGCGCTCAGCCAAATCTTTCATCGGTCCAGGTTGCGCCTTCATATTATCGGCCCCATAAAAAACATGCAGCTCTAAATCTGGAAACTCTCCGCGCACGATATCCAAAACATTAATACAACGATCAAGCCCACGATCCCAAGAAGATGCGTAAATCATTTTATTGGGGTTTTTTGTCCTATCCATATCTACGGGCCAGTTCTCGGGAACTATGCCATTTCTGGATAAATATATTTTATTATCAGGTACGTTATGAACCGTGTTTACGTAATTCTTATGAAACTCAGACAAACAAAGATATTTCTCATAGTCCATTTGATTAGAACCTGGCGTAAAAAGATCATGAGAGATAACTATCGTCCTGGCATCCGTAAGCTTCGTTGTATGCCTCCATGCAAAATGTATAGAGGGCTTAATGTGAGAAAAATAAACCTGCATTTTATCAGCCCTTAAATACTCAACACCACTATCACACGTTAAATCACTCCCCCTGGGATTAAACACAATAACTCGGCGTGCTGGGTAGATCTTTTTAAACCACTTAGCCAGTTGAATCGTAGACGTCTCGCTTCCTCCGACGTGCCTTTCCTTATAGATTTTCTCATCCCATTCATACATTCCAGACAAACAAGTAAACACGATGTCATCAAAAGGCCTTGCATCTTTAAAGGAAAAGACATCTTTTTTTACACGGTCTAATTCTTTTAAAAGAGCCTGAGTTTCAGGGTTTCTAAATCTAGAGTCAGCCTCAGCAGCGTAGTTTCTTGCCTCATCGAAACGCTGTAAATGTAAAAACGCTCTAGCAAGTTGCGTTAGCGGATAGTGTCCATATGCAGTTTCATGCGAGAAAATAAAAGACCCAAACCCATTTGGTGCCGCTCCCACGCACTTAGTTGCTGCTGAGTAACTAGGTATAGCGTCAGCCACGCGACCCATCGTGATGTAACAATCCCCAATAACAACGTAAAATTCTGCTCTAGAGGGCGCTAAAATTAAACCCTGCTGAGCCATTTGCACGCACTCGCTATATTTTCCAGTCTTAAAGAGAGCGATGCTAAAATATTGCATCGTGAGAATTCTATCGTGAAAATCTAAATCCGCCGCGGCCGCAGCCCTTGCGAGGTATTTAATAGCGTTCTCCATATCCATAGCATCGAAGAATTCTTTCCCATAATAGAAGTTCATTCGAGGATCAAAAGTGGTTCCAATATCCTCATGGTGCTTGAAAATAGATAGGTTTCTACCCTTATCTTTCTCGATATCTTGCAAGGTTCTTAGATGTTTTATCTCCCATGCAGGGCATTGATTTACATTTATCCCGGGTTGAGACACTTGAACGCCTTCGTGGAGAAAATAGGAGAACTTAAAGCCCTTGTGGTTTTTAAAAACTCTCTCCCTCATAAAAGAACATGCAGTTTTTCCGTCCGGATGCTGAGCGTAATTGTAATTTATCAGCCACATATCGGCCATATACATAATGGTGTCTCGCCATTTTATGAATTCTTCTCTGTTACCAATGTCATCATCCCCATCAGCCCAAAGAAAATAATCTTCTTTTATAAAGGGGAGAGCGTGATTTCGTGCTGCTGCAAAATCTTTTATCCAGTCAAAATGTAGAATTGTAATTTTATCTTGGTCAAAGCTTTTAATAATCTCAAGAGTGGAGTCTGTTGACCCTGTATCTGTAATATAAATGTGATCTACGAGAGGAAGCCAGCATTCTAGCCACCTCTTCATATGCGCGGATTCGTTTTTAAAAATAGCAGTTATGGCAAGCGTTGGCCTCTTCATAGGTAATCTCCTTTGAGGAAGAAATTATCAATGAATCAGCCAAAAATCTAGAGCAACTAAATCTTAGTTGTTTCCGTTACGTTATTAGTTAGCGTCTTTGTCATTAAAACCGTGCTAGTTCCTCGTGCAACATTGGACCAAACGCCGGTAGTTTTATTAAAGTTAGCGTCGGCCTCAAAAAGCTGAACTATTCGTTGAGCAAGACCGGACACAGTAGAGGGCAAAAGAGTGGTTCCATAGGAGGAGTTAGAAAAACCTAATTGCTGATCCACGTTTGCTATTGGATCAATAGAGCCTTTTAGATATCGAGCAGAACTATCAGACACTGCCGATCCACCATCCACTAAAAAAGCAATTGAAAAGGTCGCACTTGGGGTTGCTTGAAAGAAATAAATTCCCGTTGAAGCTCCAACGGAAGATATAACAGGAGTTGGCAAAACATCCACACCTGTCTGATCTTTGTAAATTAAAAAAGTAGGTGATAAACCAGCAAGAGGCCTAGGATCTCCGCTCGCAAATGTTAGAAAATATCTTGTGCTCATTTAATTATTTTCCTTTCAGCAACTTTATCAAAAGTTAAGCCTGTCTTGTGCTCTAAAAATGCTGTTGTGTTGTTATTGTATAAAGATTCTATAATTGGTTTTGCTCTTAAAACCGTAGCTATAGCCATTTCGCTATGCTGTAATTCAATCCCTAAACGTGATTTTTCACTCTCAGGAAGAGGCACTATAGTTAAGTCCTCTATCTTTCCAGTTGCTCCCTGTTTAAGGGCTTTGTATTCAGCAACGACGCGCCAATTATCAAGCTCCGCACTTTCAATCCCCAAAGGATATTGGGCACGAACCTCAATCTCTAATTCTTTTCTTATTTTATTAAACGCATCGAGTTGTCTTTTTGTATCCTCTGCTTGAACTAGAAGCTCAAACATTGATAGCTCTGCCAACTCCAAATCACTTTTTGCCCTTAAAAGGTCGGATTCTTTTTTAGCACCTTCAAGTTTTTCCTGCGCATCGAGTAAATCCGCTTGGGATCTTTTAGCTTGCGCCTTCATTCGACGAATCTCATTTGATCGTACGTAGCTTTCTTTCACAGCTTGGTAATATCTTTGTGAGTTTGTGATTTTATCAAAAGCCTCTGAGAGAGTTCCATGACGACAAACAAAAGAGGTCATTCCAAGAGCTAATTCTTTGTGAATTAATGCTTTGAATTCGTCTGTGAGTTTTGCCTCATCTAGTTCTGTTATTTCTAAAACCTTTTCATAGTCGCTCATAAATCTCCTTTTAAGCGTAAGAACCTGACACTGCTGAGCGCGCCAACGAGGAGGCCGTACTTGCAGTTGCAGAAATTCCATTAAATAATTCAAAAGATGTGAAGACCGCGCCGCCAGTATCTCCACCGAACTTACAAGCCATTCCAGGACCAAAATTAGATGCACGCGCTCTCGCTACGTCGCATGAATAGGTTGTAATGGATGCGCTCCAAGTAGCACCGGTTAGCACAAAAGTTGTAATGGAGTTTGACTGTCCCATAGAAAAAACAATTCCACCCTCATTTATACTAGCGCCACCTGAGGAATAGCCGATTACGGGTTGATTCGTGGTTGTCGCGTTAACGTCAGTTGCTGTTTTTGTTTCTACAG